AGGGTGAAACCTGAGGCATCAAAAGCCGAATCCGGACAGCAAACTACTTGATCTAACTGTCCGGACTGACGAATTATCTAAAAATTCGTCAATCCAAGCTTTACAAAAGCTAAAAAATGATTATTATTATAATCAAACAACCAGGAGGAATTCATGGGAAAACGATACAAAATGAGCAAAGGTTCATCAAAACGAAAATTCAAAAAAAATTCAGGTGTTAACAAAATGAACACCAAACCTCGCCCAATGCGTGGCGGAACACGACTATGATAAAAGTCGATAAAATACTTTCTGGTACCATGTGTGTGGCATAATGAATGTCATGCTTTCATCCCTTAACGGCCTACAAAGATACACAAGGCCAGATACGATTCGATGAAAAATCCAACGGAGACCCGTTCAAACTTCCATGTGGACAATGCATCGGCTGCAGACTTGAACGATCCCGACAATGGGCAATGCGAATCACTCATGAAGCAAGTCTCCACCAGGATAACTGCTTTATTACACTCACTTATAACGACGAAAATATCCCACTTGACGGATCGCTTAAAAAGAGTGATTTTCAAAAATTTATGAAGGATTTGAGGTATCACTGTGACAAGCAAGATAAAAAAATCAAGTTCTACATGTGCGGAGAGTATGGCGATAACACCAACAGACCCCATTACCACGCTATTATATTCGGATTCAATTTCCGAGATTGGGTCTATCTATTCGACTCTACTAGCGGTGAGCCTATATACACAAGCCCGACTCTTGAAAAAATATGGAAAAAAGGATTCGTAACTATCGGAACTGTATCATTCGAGTCAGCAGGCTATGTAGCCAGGTACTGCATGAAAAAAATAAACGGCCCACTAAAAGATCAGATAAGCAAAAAGACAGGTCTAAAACCATATGAAAGAATACATCCGTATACTGGTGAGATCATTGAGGTTGTGCCAGAGTATTCCACTATGTCTCGTGGTGGTACTAACGGTCGTGGTATTGCTTACGATTGGTTTACACGATTTCGTGGAGATTGCTATCCAAAAGACTACACAACAATTCGAGGAATGCGAATGCAACCCCCTAAATACTACGATGAACAATTACGACAAATCGATCCAGATATGTATGATGACATAAAATCAGGTCGATCACTATCAATGAATATCATGCAGATAGAGAATAAGGGCCCAGCTCTATCAGCACGTGAAACAGTAAAGAAGGCCCAATTTAATCAACTCAAAAGGAGTCTATAATGTTTTTAAACCTATATTCAATCTACGATAACGTCGCAGAAGTATTCAACAAACCCTTTTCAGATATCAACGACGCATCAGCTATACGATCGTTCTCACAATCTGTACAGGATCAACCACACAAAGACGATTTCACCCTTTATCACATCGGTGGATTCGACGACAATTCAGGCTCAATTACAGCCGACAAAAACCCTAAAAAACTACGTTCAGGATTTGAGATCAAGACAAATAATGTTACCTCAATTTCAGAACAACAACAGCTAGATGATCTGGCACAACATGAAGCATTAAAAAAACAAAGTGGACTGTAATAGACCACGTTCCATAGAGCCATGGAGGGCTCGCATTAGGGAACTAAATCAAAAGTATATTAATTCAAAAACCATGACTTCTGAACAATATATGGCAGAACGTAAAAGAATAATTAAAGAGGAAGTAAAAAAATGCAATCAGTAATGACACATAACTTTAGCCAGGCACCTTCTATTCAGGCGCCACGCTCTCAATTCGACCGATCACACGGTCACAAATTTACAATGGACGCAGGCTGGCTTATACCTTTCTATTGGGACGATGTACTCCCCGGAGACACATTTAATTTAAACACAACAGCATTCGCACGATTAGCAACACCACTATTTCCTATAATGGACAATATGTTCATTGATACGCACTTCTTTTTTGTACCTTATAGGTTAATTTGGGACAGCAGTAAAAAATTCTTTGGCGAACAAGTCGACCCCGCTGATTCAATAGATTATCAAATCCCAATATTATCAGGAACCGATACTTCTAATGGTGCAGGCGCATTTTCAACAACAGTAGGTAGACGACAACTAATGTTAAACTATATGGGTGTGCCAAATGGAATATCACCCACAGACGTAGAAATTAGTAATCTACCATTTAGATGTTACAATCGAATCTATGCGGAGTGGTTTCGCGATCAAAACCTCATTGATTCTCCAAATTTAACAACAGCAGATTCAGCTGAAAATGTCTCAAATTATGAATTAAGACGAAGAGGTAAACGACATGATTATTTCACATCAGCATTACCCTGGCCACAAAAAGGAGATGCTGTATCATTACCATTAGGTACAACAGCTATTATTCAATCAGATGGAACCTCACCATATATTCATAAACCAGGTGGAACACCTCAAGAACAACAACTATCTGGCGTAGGTTCAGATAGAGATATAGTTGCAACAAATTGGAATGCCGGAGGTGCACTAAGATGGGGTAGTATTACAGATACAACACTAACAGGTTTAGAAGTTGACTTAACAACTGCAACATCAGCAACAATAAATGACTTACGTGAAGCATTTCAGGTACAAAAACTATTAGAACGCGATGCTCGCGGAGGTACTCGATACAGTGAATTGGTTCGAAATCACTTTGGTGTTAATTTCTACGATGTTAGCTATCGCCCTGAATATCTCGGTGGCGGTTCTTCTCCTATTAATATATCTCCCATAACACAACAGGCAGGTACCACAGACGGCTCAGCTACAGGCGTCGGTGATCTAGCCGCAATTGGAACAGCATCTGTAACAGGACATGGCTTCTCAAAATCATTCGTAGAGCATGGTATTGTAATGGGTCTAATGTCTGTTAGAGCAGATTTAACTTATCAAAAAGGCCTACGTCGAGAACTATCAAAATCAACCAGGTACGATATATACTGGCCATCTCTTGCGCATCTTGGCGAGCAAGAGATTCTTAACAAGGAAATATACTGTGACGGCTCAGCAAACGATGAACTTGTTTTCGGATATCAGGAAAGATATGCAGAATATCGTTATAAACCTTCTCAAATATCAGGACTATTTCAATCAGATGCAACAGGCTCACTTGATGCATGGCATTTATCACAAGACTTTGCCACATTACCCACATTAGGTGAAACCTTCATACAGGAAGACCCACCTATCGACAGATGTATACAGGTAGCAACAGAACCACATTTCATTGTAGATACTTACATTAACCTTAAATGTGCTCGTCCTATGCCAACATTTGGTGTACCAGGCATGATTGACCATTTCTAGGAGAAAAAAATGGCATTAGATAACATACTAGGAACAGCAGGACTTGGAGCTGCTGTACCATTTATTGGACCGGCTATAGGAGGAGTAGCCGGTTATGCAGGAACAAGAGAAACAAACGAAGCTAATAGAGATATAGCATCAGCAAGAAACGTATTTGAAGCAGAAGAAGCAGGCAAAGCCCGCGAATTCTCAATGACGGAGGCAAGAACGTATGTCATCAACAGCGGTACAGAGACGAATGCAAGATTTAAAACAATCTGGTATAAATCCAATACTCGCAGGAAAATTCGACGCATCATCACCAGCAGGAGGCGCAGGTACTGGATCACAACCTGCAACAGCAAAAGCTAATGCACATGGTGCAACAATGCAGAATAAAATTGCAGGCGCATTATCAGGCGCAAATTCAGCAATGGATATAGCACAAAAATTTGCTAATGTTAGGAAAACAGTTACAGACACAGCGAGTACCGCACAAAATATAGACATAAAAGGCCCAGCCGCAGAAGTAGCGAAAGATGCAAAGGATGTATATACAGGCTTCAAATCATGGGCTAAAGATATGGCACCTGCAGTATCAGGATTTCTTAGTAATTCAGCTGAAAAAGTAAATGATGTAAATAATACATTACAGAAAATTGGCGACCAATTAACAGGAAAAGCCCAGGCTGAAGCGAAAGAAATAAGGAACACACCAGGAATAGAATTAACTCCATATGCACAACAAATGCAAAATAGACACCAAAACCAATTTGGATCAAGAGGGCCAAGATAATGTCATTCTATAAAACAAACGATAAAGGCGAAGTAATTCGCGAACGTGTACAACTCAAAATTCCAGAAGACGAGCTAATACGAGTCGAACAAGCACACAAAGACGAAGTCAATATCAACAATATAGTAAAACGCCATGGCATGGATTTAATAGCAAAAACTGCCGCATTACAGCAATTTACATATGACGATAATCCAAACAATGACTTCCAAGAAACAATGAATATGATCTTGAAGGCTAAAGATTCATTCTCAAGCGTACCGTCTGATATACGCAAACAATTCGATAACGATCCCGCCAAATTCATGGATTTCATCCATAATGGCGATAATCAACAACAACTCATAGACTGGGGTCTTGCAAAAGCTCCAGAAACACCAAAACCCGTTGAGGTTGTGGTAACAAATCAGCCAGAGACTCCCCCGCCTACACCAGGCGAGGCTGGCTAATACTAAAGGCTCCATTCGGAGCCTTTTTTAATTACATTAAATAAAAATAACAAATAAGCCGTAATAGGCTCA